CGAAGATCCTCCGGGGTATCACCGGTATGCGGATGCCAACGTCAAGCAGCATTTCAGCTGCCTGACGCTGTGTAGCTTTGTTATCCATTACGATCCCTGGTTAGGCAGTTCGCTTACCGGTGGTACCTCACCAGGTGCAAAGATCTTGTAGGCAGGCTTGTTTTCTCCCGCCTCCTGCATTTCCAGTTCGCACGAGATACCCAGCACGTTAGAAAAGTTGATACCGTTGGCGAAGTTGCAGGTAAGCAGCCCGTTATAAATACGGATGGTATGTCCGGTGGTACATCCGATATCAAACACACCCTGAACATCCTTGTCCTCGGTCGGCGGGGTGTAGTTACCCTGTTCATCAGCCTCTCCACCCATGACCTGTACCATGTTTTTAGCCAGCAGCTCAATCAGGGTAAACGTCCACATCTTGGTTCCGGGAGTACCCTTGATCACGGCAAACGGCGCATTGCGTTTCTGTGCTGCCCAGATACGGTTCTTGGTTGGGGAATCTCCGCCCGGCTGCATGCCGTCTTCGGAAATCAGACCAAGTGCCGATCCGTTATATTTAAGCGAGCTTACTCCATAGATAGCTCCAGTATTCTCCATATCAATCTAATTTAAATTGTTTTTTAATTTGCTTTTAAGCCACCGGGACCCTGTTAAAAGGAGCAGGCATATAAGACACAATCCTATGATCTTTATCTTTGCCCGCTCCCAAAAGGAGGGTGATGGTGTTGTTTCCTCTTTGAGCGTCTCATCCGTTTCACTATTCTCCGCGAACGTCCTCTCTATTGTGATCTCCTGCTTCCCCTCAGTCTGTGCCGTGACGTTCACGCCACCTTCTCCGTCAGACTCAATCCTGAGATTCAGACCATTTTCCTGTTTTTGCACACCTATGCCTTCAGGGAGGCTGGCGATCATCCGCAGACGTTCCGGTTCCAGTGCCAGGCTCGCCATCCTCATCGGGTCCTTCGCGGAGGTGATTACCTCGGTTCCGCTCCGCTGAAGAGACCCCGAGCGGACGACTGTCCGGTTCTCCCTGCTTGCCGCGCAGGAAGATAAGAGCAGGACAATGCTCAGCATACCTGCACTGATGGCACCTGCGAAATGCCTGTTCGAAAATGATGATCTTTCCATTGACTTTTCTTATTTGATCACTTAATTTGAGANACGGACCTTCGTCAGCCTGCGGTCACGCCACCAGCCGATGGCCATGACGACTATCCCTGTAGGAGCAAACCAGTCCTGCAAAAGGGTAAGTACGGTACTCCAGTCCATGACGAATCAATGAGAGGTGATTACACGGCTTCTTCTTCCTCGGATTCCGATAGTTGCCCACCTTCTTCCTTTGCCTCGGCTGCTTTAGCGGCAGCTGCTTCACGTCTTACTTGAGCCCAGCGTTTTTCTGCGGGTGCTGTCTGTTCTTTGCTCTGTGCTGTAGTTCCATCCCACGAATAGATGGCTCCAATCGCTTCCTGTTTCTTCGGCAGCACGATATAGTAATGGCGGAAGTTTACCAAGCTCTCCTGAGCGGTCGGATTGGTCGCAGCTTCGCTATAATACATCTTCGTAGAACCTTGCGCACGGAACATGCGGGGTACATAGAACACAAAGGATGCCTTCATGTCGGTTTCGGCCGGTGCCTGAGTATACGGTACCTTGACTCCCTCTTTGGTAAAATACGGGCAGTTGATGAACGTATAGATCTGGAAGCCGAACATATTAAGCAGCTTGCCGCTGGTATAGTTGTAGTACTTGTCCTTGAACGACTGGTCCTGTTCAAGCAGGTCGTTCACATGATCCGGGCAGAGCACCAGGCGACGTCCGTCTTCAGGTACCTCCGCATTGTCGAGCGCACGCTTAAGGGCAATAATGTCCTTGAGGGTCATTTTCTTTCTTCCGGCAGCATCCGCCTCTCCACTGGTAGGGATCACCGGAGTCTTGGCTGTATGGCTATATGGAGCCAGCGCATGCGCAGCTTTCTTATAACGGATACGGTCGATGGCGGTTCCATGACGCTGGATATCCAGTGAGAGCTTGTCGTAAGAGATCGCATAGAGCTGGTCATCCGTTACACGGGTGGCTTTTGTCTGGAACTTGTCCAGCCCGATAGGGATGTCACCTTCTACCAGATCCTGAACCGGTATCGGATAAGTCGTATTATTTACCAGTACATCAGGATCGCCACCCACATCTACCAGGTGGATAATCTCATTGTTGACTTTTGCCGAATAATCAGGGATACCGTCCAGGAAGGAAGCGGTCAGTCCCGCATCCATCTGTCGCACCAGCTCACCGGTCCATACTTCAGTATATACACCTTCCAGTGCGGCAGCTACCGGTGTAAAGTTTGTAAGGGCCATCGGAATAACGACTCCCGATATGGCGCCATAGGCCGGATTGATTCCAACGATGGAAGCCAGAATAATTCCCATCACAACGTTAAACATCGTTCCGGTCAGAAATTTCAAAACAGTTTTCTTTTTCATTTTTTTGATGTTGTTATTGGTTAAACAAGCTGCGGACAGTCCACTCCGAACTGCTTCTTGTACAGTCGCTTGTACTGTTCCGGGTCATTGGAACGCATCAGTTTAAGTTCTGCTTCCGGTACGTCCTCCCATTTCTCATAGCTTCCGGCGGAAGCGGCGGAAGATGTTTTTCCTCCCGCAATAATGGCTGTGGGACGCACGGCCGCGTTCATCGCATCAAAGGTGAGCTTGAGGGATTCAGTTCCTACCGTCTTGCCCAGCGTGATGAAATGCTCTTTCTTGTCGGCACCGATCTTGCCTTCGGCAATGGCGGTATCCACCAACGTAGTGACACCCGCGAGCTTCAACTTGTCCAGCTCCTTCTGCAAGTTATCCTTCTCGGAGATGAGCCGGGCATTAGCATTCTGGTATTCCAGGACCACATTGATTTTTTTCTGCACGTCTGTCAGCGTTGCGGCATCCGTGAGGCCCAGCATCAGGGCGACTGCTTTCAATTCTTCATTCATTTGAGGTAATGTTTTTGGATTGTTATTGTTTTTCAGCAGCGGAAGACTGTGCGCACCCTCCTGCCTGCCGAGTTTGAGTTCCTTTCCTTCATAGCTCAGACGGATATTGTCGTCATTACCGCCGATGTCCACCATGCTGTATTCCACCAGACGGGACTTGGTAACGGTGGGACAGGTCTGCCCGGGTTTGAGCAGCGCCGGATCTTCGGACATTTCCAATATCTCAAAATTCGGAGATCCCATCCGCAGCGTACCTTTTTCCCACTGCTGCTTGGCCAGCTTCGACTCTTCACGAACCTCATCGAAATAAGGTTCACCGGTAATCTCACCATTCTCCCTGCGTATGTCCTTTATCATTCCGATGATGATACCTCTCTGGTGCATCCACAGAAGGATAGGATTACGCTCGTACTGTGAAAGATCGACACCATCGGTCTTTACCCATGTACCATACTGATTTAATGTTTCATTCGAAATTCGGATTCTCTCGCCCATTGCATCTCTTTTTTGTCACAAACTTATACCGGAGAGAAAGCCCTTCAAAAAAACTATGCAACCTTTTCCTGCAACTGTGCAGCCTGTACTTCATTGTATGCAACCGCTACGTCATTTTTTTCTACCCGCTGGAGGGATACGCATCTTTGTCTCAAATTTTAAACGACCGGTATGGCAAGAACGGAACATAAATCCAAAGAAACGGCGAAGGCACTCTACCTGAAGGGCGTCCCTGTAGAACGCATCCTCGAACTTACTACAGTTGCGCGGCAGACACTCTCCCGATGGATCAACCAGGAGGGATGGAAAGAGCTCAAGGCATGCTATGGCATGACACGCGAGGAGATCACACAGAAGATCCTCTCCATTGTCAATGATGCCATTGAGAATCCGGACGAGTACCTGAAAAGAAAGAAGATAGCCGACGATCTGGTAAAGCTGGCCGCCGCTATCGAAAAAATGGACAAGAGCACCAATATCATACACTACGTGGAAGCCTTCATACGGTTTGAAGACTGGCTGATGGAACACAGAAAAGAATACCCGGAACTGCCCGATGAGGTGGTGATGATGCTCCATAGGCTGCATGACGACTTTATCTCACCATTTTTTATAAAGAAGTAAATATGACCGAACAAGAAAGAAAAGACGCTTATAAGCGCTGGCTGCAACAGAGCGAGAGACTCAAGCGGCTGACATCGGACAAGCGTATAGAAACTCCGGAAGAGAAAAGACGCAACATTGCCCGTGCCCTGAAAGACTACAACTATTTCTGCCAGCGTTATCTGAAGCATTATTGTGAATGTCCTAACGCCAGGTTCCAGAATGATGCGGCACGTTACCTCTATAATAATCCCAACTGCCGGGCTGTATTCAAATGGCCGAGAGGGCATGCCAAGAGCGTGCACCTGGACATCGGTATACCGTTGTGGCTGAAATTCAACGGTATGCTACACGTGATGGTGCTTGTGGGCAAGAGCGAAGACAATGCCGATGCCCTGCTGGGAGACTTACAGATGGAACTGCAATCCAACCAATATATCATCGAGGATTTCGGTGAACAGTACAATGCAGGCTGCTGGCAGGAAGGCGAGTTTGTCACCAAAGACCGCTGTGCCTTCTTCTCGCGAGGAAGAGGACAGTCACCTCGCGGACTCCGGTTCCGCGAGATGCGTCCGGATTATATCGTTGTGGATGACCTTGATGATGACGAGATGTGCCGCAGCGAGGCCCGTGTACGGGAAATGACCAAATGGATCAAGGAAGCCCTCTTCGGATGCTTTGGAGGAAAAGGAGGACGCTTTGTCATGGTCGGCAACCTGATCGGCAAGAACAGCGTGCTGCAGAGGATCATCGACAGTCGCACGGTACATACCAGCTCGGTGAACGCTTTCGACAAAAATGGAAATCCCGCATGGCCCGAAAGATACACTACGGAATATCTGAAGGGACTCGAAGAGTTCATGGGATACCGTTCCTTCCAGAAGGAGTACATGAACAATCCCATCACCGAAGGAGCCGTATTCCAGGAGAGGTGGATCAAGTACAGACGGATGCTCAAGCTGAAATACTATGAGAGCATCGTTGTCTATGTCGACCCTTCCTGGAAAAGCACCGGAAAGAACGACTACAAGGCGTGCAAGATGTGGGGACGACCCCAGAGAGGACTCAAGACGGCATCCCCGAGGGAACTACACTGCATACGTGCCTTCTGCCGGCAATGCAGTGTCGGAGAAATGGTGCGCTGGCTCTACGACCTGTACGAATCACTTCCGGAGGATTGCGCCGTATCCTTCTATATGGAGGCCAACTTCATGCAGGATACCATACTCGACGAGTTCCAGCGGGAAGGAGACCTGAGAGGATACCAGCTGCCCATCATGCCGGACACCCGCAAGAAGCCCGACAAGTTCGCACGTATCGAAGCCATATCACCCCTGTGGGAAAGAGGGTTCGTATGGTACAATATCAAGTACAAGGATGATGCCGATATGAAGACATCGATTGACCAGACACTCTCCTTCGAACAGGGAAGCCGGGCACATGACGATTCCCCGGACGCGGACGAGGGTGCGATCTACAAGCTGCAGAAACAGGTACGGCAGGATACGCTGCCACCTCGTCTTGGGGTTAGGGAGCCACCCCAGAAAAGATGGTAATCATTTAACTATATCACTATGTATATCACGGATCAGGATTATATCAATATCGGAGAGAATGCCCTGGAGATTGTGCAGCAGAGCAAGCCGGAGAACCGGGAAGCGGCGGAGAAGTTCGCTATGGACTTTGCGGCCGGATATCTGAGGGCAAGGTATGACGTGAACGCCGCTTTCGCAAGAGAAGGGAATGAGAGAAACATGGCGCTCGTCGGATGCCTGACGGATATAGCGCTCTACAGGATGGTGCTCAGTCTGCCCTCCCGGATGAGCTGGGAGAAGTACGAGAAGCAATACAGCCGGCAGGTGGAATGGCTCAAGGCCGTACAGTCCTCCGCAGTGATGCTTGACCTTCCGACCGTTACCGGACCGAACGGAGAAGAGGATTACCACAATCCCATCCGCACAGGCGAGGGAGTCAGAAACAATTATATCTGGTAAGTCATGGGAAATAAAAGAAAAGAAAACACCCGGTTCGGAAACATCGACCTGGCACGTCCGGCGGACCGCCGCAGAGTGAAGGACGTGACTGTCAAACTGCAGCTGCAGACGGAAAACCTCACACGTAATGACCTGAAGACATGGCGATGGGCATGGCAGCAGGCCATCAACGTAGAGCAGCCAAGACGCACGAAGCTCTATAATATCTACACGGATGTGGATGTAGACGGACATCTCACGGGCTGCGTCGAACAGCGGACGGGATTCGTGATGAACAAGGGATTCAAGATCACGAACAGGAACGGGAATGAGATGGATAACGTCAAGGAGCTTTTCGAGGCTCCCTGGTTCAAGGTATGGATGAGACTCAGTCTGGAGAGTATCTATCAGGGCAACTCACTCATCGAACTCGGGCCGGTGATCACGGTGGATGACAAGCCGGTATTCAGCCACATCAAACTGGTGCCGCGCACACATGTTATTCCGGAGTTCGGTGTAATCATCCGTAGCGAGAACGATACCTGGCAGTCGGGATTCGACTACCGGACGGGAGCTGTGTCATGGAACGTAACGGAGGCCGGAGGCACACACGATCTGGGACTCTATCTCAAATGCGCGCTGCAGACCATCCCGAAGAAGAACATGGCCAGCTTCTGGGATATGTTCGGCGAGATCTTCGGCATACCGCTGCGCATCGGAACCACCACCAGCCGCGATCCAAAGGAGTTCGACAAGCTGGAGAAGCTGCTGCGTAACATGGGAGCGGCATCCTACGGACTCTTTCCGGAAGGGACCACGATAGACATCAAGGAAGCTACACGCGGTGACGCCTATAACGTGTATGACAGGCGGATCGAACGGTGTAACTCGGAACTGAGCAAGGCGATACTGACACAGACCATGACTGTTGACAACGGAGCATCACTCTCGCAGTCGAAGGTGCATGAGAACATGCTGGATAATCTGATCAACAAGGATGCCGATATGATACGGGATCTGGTAAACTGGCAGCTGATCCCACGCATGGTTTATCATGGATTCCCGGTGAAGGGATGCAGATTCGAATGGGATGACAGCGTGACTTATACTCCAGAACAGCAGGTGGCATACGAAAGAATGGTCATGGAGCATTATGAAGTAGATCCCCAGTATGTTATTGAGAAGTACCAGATGCCGGTCAAGGCACGCAAGGAAACGACCCAGCAGCTGGTAAAACCTTTTTTCGACTAGGCCCCGCTGATTATGCGGGGCTGCATGAGAGGGCAAGGCTTGTATATGAGAACGCTTCCCTGTCCCTGGCTCAGGAAGAGGAGGAAGAAAATGATACGGTAGAAGTCGACACCTCTTCCGTCGAAGCGGCATTCGTTCTGCTGATGGCATGGCTGCACCGACAGGAGCAGTTCTCCCCAGAGATGCTGAAAGAGGAGGAGGTGAGGAACTTTATCCGTGAGACCGCCACGCTGCTGGACGGAGCGGTGGATTATTCGATCCGGGAAGTTCCCCTGGATGCGGTGAGCATCGAGCGGCTCAAGGAGTCTAACTATGTATTCAGCGGGATCAAGACCTTTCATGAGCTCAATGAGGCGTTTCCTTCCCTGCTGGATGAAAAAGGGAATAAAAAGCCGTTTGAACGGTTTTTAAATGACGTCCAAAAGATCAACAATACGTACAACGGTTCCTACCTGAAGACGGAGTATAACTTCGCCGGGGCGGCGGCACTGATGGCGGCGCAATGGAAGGATTTCGAAAAGGATTTCCAGGAGGATGGGGACCGCTATAATCTGCAATACCGGACTGCGGGTGACGAGCGGGTACGCAAGAGTCATCAGTTGCTGGAAGGGATTACGCTCCCGATTACCAGCAAGTTCTGGGACTGGTATTTCCCGCCCAACGGTTTCGGCTGCAGATGCGTGGTACAGCAGGTGAAAAAAAGCAAATACCCGCAGAGTGACGAGCAGCAGGCCATGAACCTGGGATCGCAGGCGACCGCCGGTAAATATCAGGAGATGATGCGTTTTAATCCGGGCAAGCAGATGACCACTTTTCCTGCATACAATCCCTATACGAGAAAGGGATGTACCGATTGTAACGGAAAAGGATCGGACAATGAGCTCTGCCGGGCATGCAGGATCGTGCGTAAACAAGCGAAAGGAGGAGAAAATGGCTGAAAAAGATACAAAGAAGGTGATCAGGGAACTGCAGCAACGGATCAACCGCTACATCCGTCTTACCCTGAAGGACATCAGGACGGAAGCCAAGGAGGAGTTCGACCGGAACTTCCAGCGGGAGGCTTTCTTTACCGAGAAGTGGAAAAGAAGACGATACGCTCAGGATGAGACTCGGGGAATATTGCAGCAGTCCGGAACGCTCCGCAAAAGCATACGGGCCGAGATTATGGAAGGCAACAAGGGAGTAGCGTTTACTTCATCCGTTCCTTATGCCAGGATACACAACGAAGGTGGGACCATTACCGTTACCCGAAGGATGAAAGGATATTTTTGGATCAAGTACAGGGAAGCTATAGGCAAAAGGGGATATACCCTGAAAGGGGAACTGCGCAGGACCAAGAAAAACCGGCAGCTGTCCTCGGATGCGGAATTCTACCGGGCAATGGCCTTAAAGAAGGTCGGCAGCAAAATTGTCATTCCCCGCCGGCAGTTCATAGGCACACACCCGGATCTGGAGAAACTGCTGCAGGAAATATCAAGGGAAAATATCAAGGAAGTATTTAACGACTAATTATAAATATCATGAGAAGTTTTTTCTTTTTACAGCTCCAGAAACACCTGGAAGGACTGACGGACGATAAGGGAGAGTCCCTTGTCAAAACCTACGACCTGTGGAACGAGCAGGTGGATTTTATTGAGGAGGAAGAGCCTTTTGCCCGCCCTGCGATATTCCTTGAGTTCATGCCTTACAAATGGCAAATGCTCTCTGCCGCCACGCAGACGGCAACTGTTCCCATCAGGCTGCATATAGTCACCGACTGGAAAGGTTCCTCCAGGAAAGGAAGCAAATATCAGCAGCAGACACTGGAGCGCTTCATTCTGCTGGAGAAGATCAGCAGACATCTGCATAACTTCCTGGGAAACGACGGCAGCGTATTCTTCGATATGTTCCGGCGTACCGCCAGCGATACGAATCATAACCACTCAGAACTGATAGAGGATATCGAGGAATACACTTTCCGCGTTACGCAGAAACTCTAGAAAAGACTCATCTGCATCTCCTTCTGCTTGGAAATGATACGGTCATCGGCACTGGCATTGATGATGTTGTAAAAGGTGCGCTCGCAGATCCTGAACTCCGGCCATATATAGCGCCGCAGGATCTCCCGGTTCGACAGGCCGTCACGGGAATGCTCGTCATAGATGCGCACGATAGACGATACACGGTGAACATAGCTCCGTCCCGGAGTATTCATTCTGGATTTCTTCATACCTGAAAACAATTAAAAACAATCTTGAAAAACTTTTTACCTCAATGACAAAAGTAATGATTTCTAGATAAATATCCAATTATAAGGAGGGAATAATAAAAAAGCCCTCAACGCTCGTTTTCTGATCCCCATCACAAAACAAAGATAAATGCACATTATCCACACGCTGAGGGCTAAAATCCTTAACGTGAATAATGTGCATTTGTTGTAATGGGGTGCACAAAAGTAACAATAAAAATTAGAAATTTATGTGTAAGAGCGAAATTTTCTTTAGACTGCTTTCCCTGACAGAGCAGGAAACGGAAGTAACAAGGGAGAGAATTCTGGGTGATTATAAGGATATGGAGGCTACCGATGCCAGGTATGTTCTTGTTACCCTTCTAACCGAAAAAGGATTGTATCCCGATCAGATCGCAACATTTCTTCACCGAACAGCCCGAGGTGTCCGGCATCTGATGAGACGAAACATCACCTCACCGATGATCGGTATTTATCTGTCACAGATCAGGAAGCGCATGGGAAGCGATGCGTAGAACAGCCGGCGACAGACTAGTATGTTTGCAGTACGGTCAAGTAGTGACCGGAACCTAATAAAATTATAAAGGCTATGGCTGAAGAAAAGATTATTTGTTGCGGAGATCCTTACCGCGGCAACAATGATGCGCTCATGGGCGCATTGCTCGGCAGACAGGACAATGGTGCCGAAATGGCCGCCCTGATGAATGGCGGTGCAAACAACTGGATGAACAATCCGTTAATTTAAGCAGGCGGATTTAAAACCTCGTGAATTGCTGGAACACCCTGAGCTACAGTAGGGCAATCAGCAGCGAAGCCCCAGGTTATTACCGGGGAACGTTCAGAGACTATCGAAAGCATAGGGTAACACCGAAGAAGCGAGTAGAGTAGCCGCCAAGCGGCGGCGAAGTGCGAGGGCTGTGAAAACAGTGTGATATAGTCCGAACTCCGTGGAAACACGGAGAGAACGTGCGGAAGCGGTACGTTCGTAACACCAATGTTGCTTACATGATGATGATGGGCATGATGCGCATGATGTACGGCGAAGGCTGGAATCAGGGAGGAAACCTCCAGAATGCCGAAATCCAGGGACAACTCAATGCGATCCGCACACAGATGTCCGACAACCAGAACAGCAATCTGCTCATGGACGGTATTCACGGAAATACGGGTGCCATCCGCTCGTTGTCAGACAACCTGAACTGTGACTTCAACATGTTGAACCAGTCCATCTGTGCTGTACGTTCCGCCATCCAGGAGGTATCCGGGCAAGTGGGATTCTCGGCTGAGCGCGTGATCAATGCAGTCAATATGGGTGATTGTAACGTCATTCAGGCACTGCAAAACTGCTGCTGCCAGACACAACAGGCAATCCTGAAGATGGGATACGAGCAACAGCTTGCGACCTGTCAGCAGACCGGTGAGCTCCGTAACGGACAACGGGATCTGGGCGTGGCAATCGCGCAGGGATTCTCCGCTACCGCCTTCCAGGCACAACAGGACAAGTGCGACATCATCCGCGCGGGTCAGGACAACACGCAACGTATCATCGATACGCTGAACAACCACTGGTCGGCTGAGGACAAGCTGAAGATCCAGGATCTTAAGTTCGAACTCTCCCAGGAAAGACAGAACCGCTACATCGCTTCCGTGATGAACGGAGGATGCGGATGCGCTTCGGGAAATATGGGAGTGGGAGTGTAACCGTAAAAATAGAAAACTGACATGGTTACATTATCACCCGTAGGATTGGCTGCCGCACCGGTGGCCAATCAGCTGGCAGTTCTGGCGACATTCAAGGAGAGGCTTTGCCGCCCCTTCTGTATCGATTCCAGTCTGCAACCGCAGGTTACGGTGAATTACACCGCCGGTACACCGGTGCTTAATGGCACAACGGTGTTTGTACCCGTTACCGCTGTGGTAACCGTAGTTACTCCCGGATGCGGATGCAGGGCTGCCACG